AAAATAAAAACAGGAGAAACTGACGACGGGAAATGGGAGAGAATAAACCAAGAGAGATTGGAAGCAGAGAAAGCGAGTGTTGATTATTATAATAACGAAAGGAAGAAAATGTTGAAGTGGGAAGAAGAAGCAAGCGATAGAGACATGAAAGAAGATGCGGCATTCTGGAGAAAGGAAAGAGAGAAACAATCTCAAAAGGAAAAAGAGGATATGGAAGCAACCGCTAAATTTTGGTTAGAATATAAGAAACAAAGTCAAAAATTAAGCGACGATAGCCGACCAAGCAATCTAAATTTTGGGTTAATTTAAAATGAATAAAGAATTAGAATTTGCAATTAAGGTTGGGAGAAACGCCTTTATACTTTCGGGTATGTATTTTGTTAGTGTATTTGCCGTCGGGGATTTAAGTTATGAAGTTGTAAAACCAGTCATTATTTTCTTTATGACTTATTGCTTTGCGGAGATGGGAAGAAGATATAAACTTTCCCCTACTCACCCAAAAACTAAAATAACGCCGATGATTTTTTGATTTGTTTTTCTCGCTCACTCCGAAAAACACGCTACAGCGCTAAATCTAAATTTCAGTAATACAAAATAGGAATATTTATAAAGAGCGGTTGGTTGTTATTCTAATGGTAGAAGAAAGTGAAGAAGTTGTTGAAGAAGTTATTGAGGAAAAAGTTAAGAAGCCAACAGCTAAAGAAATGAAAGAAGAAAATGATGCTTTAGAAATCGAACTAGAAAGGACAGATGCTTTAAACGCAAGGCGTGCATTAGGCGGTCAATCCGAAGCTGGACAAGCCCCAGTAAAACCAACAGCCCCAACAGATGAAGAAATAGCAGAGAAGTTTGATAAGGGAGAAGTGGATATTTTAAAATGAAAGAATTATTAAAAAAAGAAATTAAGATAAGTGAAAATGCAATTAAGGAGTTAGGAATTACGAGAGACAAATGCATAAAAGGAATTGAATTACAAAAATTAGTTTTAAATGCAATTAAGGAAGAATTGAAATGCATCTCTACTTCGTAACCCGTGGCTCTAAAAGATTAACTCGAAGATTTATTGAAGAATTAGAAGATGTTTATGTTGACATGAAAAATAAGATTACTGGCAAACATATAGGGGCTATGCAAGTAATGCCAAGAGAAATAAAATCGTGGGAGTGTGTATTTCCAGCGACGGCGAAAAAAGAAATAAAAGAGATTGTTAGAATAAAAGCAAAGGACAAAGTGAGCGTTCACTTCGGACCTTTTAAGAAAGATAAGTTTTTTAATGGTGTAGAATTTCTATGATTTTAGAGATTGAGGTAGCAATTTTGGGTATTTTAGGCATTTTCATAAAACTCTACCAATTACGCAAAGAACGAAAGATTTAAATACTATTCGGTATACCGATCATCTATGGTAGAAGATACAGAACAAGAAACAGAGGAAGAAGATTAATGGCAAGCGAAGCAGTAGTTGTTGAGACGCCAACGGTTATTAGAGATTTTACAGTTGCAGACGGAGCAACAATAGAACAATTTACATTATGCAAATTAGCAGATGCAAGACTAGCGACGGCTTCAAGCGGAGCAGATGTTTTCGCAGGTATTGCTATGACAGAAAAGGAAGCAAGTGACGGACAAGTCAATTTGGGATTAGCACAAGACGGAATTTTTGAGTTGACAGCTGCACCGGGGGCAACAACAATCCCAGCAGGCACAATGTGTAAGTTATCTGGAGCGAATTTAATTATAACAGCAGAAGCAGCAGATTTATTGACAGGGAAAGTAGTAGGTAAATGTTTAGAAGAAATCGCACCAAGCACAAGCGGGGAAGTTGATATAGGAGTGAGAGGATAATGGCAGACCAAGCAGGGCAAGTTGATATAAGAGGAGAAAACATCTCTAAAATTGTTACGGTATTTGCACAAAAGAAATTTAAGTTATTGCCTTTATTGAAACAAGTAAATTCTAGTAAATTGACAGAGACTTATTACAAAGAAGATCCTACAATCTTAACCGCATCAGGAACAAGGAATATTAAAGGGATAACAAGACTATCAGAATTTCCAAGTGTTCAGAGAAGCTGGACAAAAACAAGCTCGGACCATATAAAATATGGAGCAGAGAGTTTAATTTCTATGGAAGATTTGAGATTAAATGCTTTTAATATTCAAGCAAGAAGCATAAACGGAATTGTAGAAAGTATTGTAAATAGTATTGATACAGCAATTTACGCAGCCTTAACCGCAGAGGGTAGCACATCGGGAACAGTGGGCGCAGTTGCAACATGGGACAACGCAACCGCAACAAATCAAAACCCAATCAATGATATTTTAAGGGGTATTCAAGCTATGGACGAAAATAACTATGATGCTATGGAAAATGGTGTTCTATTAGTCAATCCACACGATTACGCCTCACTTATGCAGAATAGTAAGGTAATTAATAACCCATCGTTTAAAACAGCTGACATAGTGTCTAACGGCAAAATGGGGCAAGTAGCAGGCTTAACGATTGTTAAATCAACAACCGTAACAGATGCAGAAGCTATGATTATTGTTAGAGGAATGACGGCTACATGGCAAAGTGCAATAGGATTTGAAACAGCCTTAGTTGAAAAGGCGGGAATTTCTACAATAATAAGAAGTTGGCAAATGGGGCAAATTCAGATAGTCCACCCAAAAGCAATATATACAATTACGGGAACAGAATAAAATGGTAAATTATAAAGCACAAGTTCTACGAGGCGAAAAATGGTTTCATTTAATGACAGCAGAGCAATTAAGTAAAGAGCCAGCAAATAGTTCTAAGCCAGGAGATGTAGCAGTTTATTTGGAAAGTGTTGAGAAAGTTAAGGCATCTAAGGAAGTTAAAGAAGTTGAAGTTGAGGAAGTTGAAGTTAAATCTAAGGGGAAGAAGTAGATGGTTGAAATTATTGGCGATATTGTAATGCCTAGTGAATTTATTGTTCCTACCGATGTAAAGACAGCAACTTCTAAAACAGGCTTACTTTTTATTTCAGGGGCGAAATTATATTTTGATACAGGCACAGGGATAGAAATTATCACCTCAGCATAATTTTATAAAGTTTGATTTATTGTAATTCTTATGGGTAAATTAATTAATGCTAACAGAATTAAGAAAGATAGAACTACTTACACTCGCCCAGAGGGAGCGGGAAATTTTGATAATATGGACGACAAGAACATCGTCGACCAAATCAACATCAAAATAGGCACATGTGATTTAACTCCAACAGACGCAAAGCACATAGTTAATAAACAATATGTTGATGATATTGTTGTTAGTGGAGCAATTAAAAATCTTGACGGAGGTAACTCAACCGATACATTTATAGCAGTTGGAATGAGTCCTATAGATGGAGGGGATAGCACATAATGGCAGTTCAAATACAATCAAGAAGAGACACCGCGGCTAACTGGACAACAAACGACCCAACCTTAGCAGCTGGAGAGATAGGGTTGGAGACTGATACGGGAAAATTAAAGATTGGAGATGGTGCTACTGCCTGGACTGCTTTAAATTATATTGACTCAGCAGTATCACACGATAGCATAGCAGATGTTAGTGCAGATGATCACCATGTAGCATTTGTTAAAGGAGATGCTGATTTATTATATGGGGATATTGCATTGGAGCACGCTAGCGGAAGTGACGACCAAGTAGCAGGAGACTTTAATCACGATGATTTAGCTAACATACCAGCTAATGACCATATAGATTGGACAGCAGACCAAGGAGCAACAAACATAAACGCAGGAAATTACACAGATACGACTTATACTTCTTCTGATTTTAGTCATAATTCTTTGGCTGGATTAAATGATGGGGATAGTTACGAACACATAACCCAAACACAAAAGACAGCCTTACACGCAGAAAGCCATAATATTGCAAGTCATTCTGATACAACAGCGACGGGAGCGGAACTTGATGACTTGACTGACAATTCAATGGCGGACACTTTACACAGGCATTCGGAGTTATCGGCTTCTGATGGAACGCCAGATAGGGCTTTGGTTGTTGATGCAACAGGCAACGTCGGCATCGGGACGACGAGTCCAGGAGAG